ATAATTTGTTGTACAGCATCAGCTAAATCATTTATAATATCCATTAAACCTAAATACAGATCGTAAATGAGAATAAACGGTAAGGATACTAATGCGTCAATATCACTAATTAAACCGCCCAAATTAGCTGCAATAATGCTCGGTATATGCATTATGTTATCTAAATTATATTTCGTATAAGTAGCTTCCATTTTAGCAAGAAACTCAGGGTTATTTCTTTCAATAACATTTCTTATAGAACCAGGTATTAACGTAATTGTACCGACAGGGTCTTGTACTAGACGAGAGAGATTACCTAAAGTTTCACCTAAAAAATTTGAAACTGGTTTAAAGGTTTCGTTAACCGCGGCAATTTGATTACTTACCGATTGATCAATTGCATCTACTGCTCCTTGAAATCTATTACCTTGTGTGGGTCCAAAAGGGTTTAAAGCACCACCTAAATTAAACCCGCCACCGCCCCCGCCACCCCCTATACCAGGCCCTCCTTGAGCTGCGCTTGCAGCACCGTTTAAAGCAATTTCTTGAGCAAAAAGAGCCATTAAACGGTCTCTAGTAACTTTATCAAAACTTTGTAATGTTTCTACAAATTGCTGCGGAGATGATCCTCCTTTACCAAACAACGCTTCAGCTATACCTGCAAGTCGTAGCTCATTATTTCTTTTGAGCATATCAATTTTTGCTTGTGTTTGTGCACTTGCCGCAATTGCAGATCGAATAGTAGATTCAGGGCCTGCAGGTGTAGTATAACCAGATACACCGGTACCTGACTCCCTAGAGCCTCTTTGTTGAGGCTGAGAACTGCTTGATGAAGGACTACTTGGAGGTAACCTCATAGCTTGACTCATTTGTTCCGCTAAAGGTGTTGTTGCTGCAGCCCCAAACTCAGCTGCAGTGGGTATTGAAATATTTGGTACAAACGGATTCCCGCCAAGACTTATAGTGGGGGTAGGCCCTCTCGGTGTACCACCGGAAACACTTATACTTGGAGCCCCTGCTACCCTATTATTTGAAGTAATTATTTGCCCTAAGTTACTTTCAGCTTCTGTAGCGTATCTTATAAATTTTCCAGAGGTATCAGTAATGGTTAAACGTAAAGTTCCAAGCTCTGTACCAAATTGTAACTGTTCTCCCATTATATATTATTTAACTAGAGAGTCTAGTTAAACAACATTATCCTACCAATCCCTTAACCCAATCAACAGCTTTCTGCCAGTAAGATTTAACAACAGGAACTGTAGTAGCAGGGACATCAGCAACAGCTTCTACAGCTTCTACAGTTTCCTTTTTAACTCTCTTAACTGTCTTCTTAAGAGTTGTTGAAGGTTTTTTAGTATATTTACGTTTTGTGGTATACTGTGCCATAACTATTATTATTTATTCTATTTTATCTGCTAATCTCTTCCCAGTCCATAGAAGCGTGAATATCTGCGCCGTTTGAATTAGCAACAGCAACAACAGAAAGTTCATATGGAGTTCCAGGGGTTCCGTTTAATGCATCTCTTTCTAATTGGAATTTAAATAATGCCTCTTTAAGAATATCTACTGATGTCGAACCCTGATTAGAGCCATACATATAACCGGATGCTAATATTCTTCCCCCTGTATAAGTTCCTCCCCCAATCTTGTATTCTACAGCACTGTCAAGACCAGCATCAGTCCAAGTTCCTCCATTAGATGTACCACTAGCCCGTACCTGCCAGTTATAGGTTGCATTATTTGTAATACCTAAAAGTGAAATTGCAGTTAAGATTACAATTGCATCTAATCTATTCGGTACTGTTTTAAGACGGATTGACAGAACCGTATAAACCGTTCCTGCAGTTGTTAAATCAACAGGTGTTTGAACTGGTGTTCCCGCTGCTTGTTGTAACCCACGAAGTTCATAACCACCTTCAGATATAACAGTAGAGCATACTTGTTTTAATGTTTTGGAGCTACCGGTTGCATCCTTATTAGTGATCTCATATCTCAGTGGCAGAGAGGCTGTGGTGATATAAGTTGAAGCAATTAAATTTGCATGGTGAAATGAATGACAGACAATAAATTTACCATTGATTACAAATCCTATTCTTACTGTCCCTAAACCAAGCCATTCGATATCTGTCCACAAAATTTGTGCTTTAGTAATATCTAAAGTAAAACCAGAAGGTCCAGTTCCATCTAATTTGTCACCGTTCCAAGCTGATAAAGGTACTGTAGTTTCTGAAGAAGGAGAACCATTGACAAGAGTTCTTTCAACAAAACTCAATCTACCATCATCTAATTGTAGATATACGCCATTGTCTTGTCCGAAATATCCAACTCGCTGTCTTAAATTCGTAGCAGAAGGAGCCATGACAAATGTGTTCATTACTAATAATGACTTGCCAGGTTGATAGGAGAATACTTTTGTTGTCTCTCTAATAACAGATGACCCAGATAAACCATTAACAGTCATTTCAATAAGACCTTGGTTCTGATTAAATGCATAAGTTCCACCAACTGCTGTTAAAGATGACCAGAGATTATTGTCTCTATATCTATGACTTGAATCAAATAAAGTCATAGGGGAAGATGTTCTCAATCTTCCAAAGGCATCAAGCTGAGTTGCTTCCGGTGTTGTGGTAACTTCTGTAATTGGATTTAAGACAGTAACTGAACCAGAGATTGGTAAGGTTTGAGTTGTACTAATTGCTACAGTATTTGTTATTGTAGCATTAACAGAAGTTACAGGATTTGTTACCGTTAAAGAACCTGAAACTCCAATTGTGTTTGTAACAACAGCATTAACAGAAGTTACGGGGTTAGTAACTGTAACACTTCCTGATATTGGCAAGGTCTGAGCTGTACTGATAGATACGGTATTTGTTATATTAGCATTAACAGCTGTAACAGGATTTGCAACTGTAACATTTCCTGATATTGATAATGTTTGAGTTGTACTAATTGCTACTGTGTTTGTTATAACAGCAGATAAAGGTGTTGCATTAGCTATTCTAACATCTAAAGCTGATAGTGTAGGATCAACATTGGCAAAATGACCTTGTTTATCTCCAATTGTTATATCATCAATGGTGGATTCTAAATCCTGAGTCAGTACTTGAAGACCGTTTCCATAACCAGTAATCGATACAACATCTGCCACTCTTCCATCCTCATCTGAAATGTGTACTGAACCAATATTTACTTCCGAAGCAGAAAGAGTTACTTGAAGATCAGAAAAATTAGTAATATAAGAAGCCCTTGCATACATAAGTCTGCCTAAAGCTTGTCCTTCAATAGGTACCCAGGAATACGTATCAGCTATACCCGGATTATACGCTCTTGATGTACCAGCTGTAGCAGAAAGTATTGGGGTTAAAACTGTTGCCATATTGATTATTTAAGAGAATAATGTAGTATAAAGGTATGAATATATTTGTTACAAGTGAAGATCCGGTTGTTGCGGCACAAGAACTCTGTGATAAACATGTAAGATCCAAGATGCAAATTGAATCTGCTATTATGTTACAAAATTGTTTTACTAACGAACAATTACAAGATTCAAAATGCCCTAGAACTAAAACCGGAAAGGCCCGTAAAGCAGGTAAGGGATATGCCAAACATCAGTGTACACTTTGGACTATGGAGTCAAGAGCTAATTTTATGTGGCTTATTGAGCATGCTCTTGAGATGTTTGACGAAAGAGATTATCGTTGGCCGGACTCTAATCCGCATTTTACTAAAGAGTTTATTGAATGGTGCAAACAAAACAAAGACAAGACTATTCATACGAATAATAAGCCAACACCTTTCACTGTTGCTATCGCTAAAGATACTGAATGCCGGAAGATAAAAAATTTTGATAAGCTTTCTGTTATTGAACAATACCGACAGTATATTATAAAAGACAAGCCTTTTGCTTCTTGGACTAAACGTGCCCGGCCCTTCTGGTATACAACTTAAGTATTTGTTGATGGCAAAACATTCTTCAACTTATATTCCTTTGCCAATGCCTCCAACAACAAAGGATAAGTTTGCTATTTATCTATCTATAAAAGGCGAGATAGAAATGTTTCTTTATGACGGTAAACAGGTTTTTACCCCAGACTTTCCTGATATACCTATTGAAAGAATTGACCTACCAGACGGTAGAACTATAAGACAAGAAACATTAGCTCGTCTCTGCCGTTACCTTATGACCCAGCAAACTGTTGAGTATAATAATGAGTTTAAGTTTTGGGAAGCATTACCTAACGATCCTTTTTAAAAAAGAAACTCCCGACCTTTCGATCGGGAGTTCTTTAAATCGTTGAGGTTTCCACCAATACCTGTATTAGAGGTATGTAGCTGCTGTACCAGGTGTAAATGACTGACCCAAGCCGGTGCAGACTATCATGTGATAGTACAGTGAAGCACCGAAGATGTGGTCTACAACGCCGTAACGGGTTAAGAGACCAACACGTGGTGAGAAGTCATTTGGACCGATTGTACGTTGAACCATGACAGGGATATATGGGCAGTATACGATACCAGTATCGTAGTACTCAGGGCCCTTATAACCTAACAGAGCATAATCAACTGTGCGTGGGCGTGGGTTGGCGTAGCCAGCGTTTGCGTAGCTTGCAGTTGTTTGTGCTTCTGTGCGTGTGTCACGATAGATCTGGAAGCGGCCACCTACTGAACCAACCTTAGCGATACCTACAGGTGCAGTATTTACTGAACCAGTTACAGGCATCCAGGTGAAGTTAGGAAGTGTCTCGAGGATTGCGCAGATACGAGGTGTAGCGATGATGAAGTTAGCAGCGCCACGACGGTTGCGGATAGCAACACGGTTAGCTTCAACAACAACTCTGTTGTAGAAGTCACGGGCACGCTCACCTGACCAACGGCCGTCAGCTGATACAGCTGACCATACTGAATAACCGACGCCAGCGCCAGCATTCAAGCATGTTTGGATCATACGAGCAATCATTTCGCGGTCGATTTCAGCTTGAATTTCATATGACATAGCATTTGTTAATTCAGCGTCGATATCGATACCGTTCATGTTCTTCAGATCTTGTTCGAGTTCAACAGACCATTTAGCTGCGAGGCGGCGTGTGCCAGCTTCAACAGCGGTCTTTTCAAACGAGACAGTTACTTGTGGGATATTTGATGTGAGCTCAAATTGTGAGATAAGAGCTGCAACACCTGTATCTTCAGCGAGGAATGCTGACAGACCGCCGATAGAAGTGTCGTTAACACCTGAAAGCTTAGCACTGGATGTACCAGTGAAAGTTGTGTTCAGGTAGTTATAACCGATTTCTTTGCCGTCTGGGCCAGATGCACCAACAGGTACAACACCAAGAGGTGCTGTAGCTGATGATGAGCCGTCGCCACCAGTACCTGAAGCATTACCGAGAGGTGTTGTTTCGTACTTGTAGCGCATTGCGAATGCTAAGCCAACAGGACCAGTCATAGGCTGTACACCCACGATCTCATTTGTGATGAGCTCAGGGAATGTACGGCGAATCATTGGAATGAGGACTTTTGGCAAACGGGCGTCACCTGTTGCGTATGTATCGGCACTGAATTGGTTGGCTGTGTTTGAGCCACCGCCAGCAAATGAGTTAGGACCGAATACCCCGCCACTGTTGTAACTTTGCTCAAAGCACCATTTTTCTTGGTTCTCAAGAAGGATGGCTGTGTTTAAGCGTGTGTGCTCGTCGTTAATAGCTGCAACTTTGTCTGAAGTGTAATCCAATACTGGTGTCCACTTTTCAACTAAAGATTCAGCTCTGTTTTTATCGATGTGCAGAAGTTCCATAGTTATATAATTCTCCTTTAAAGAATAATTTTTTCGACCTTAAAAAGAGTATGAAAAATTATTAGTGTCTAAGTTTTAACTTAGAACCGTCTAACTTTTTCATCTCGTTCAGATATCCGCCAACAGGAGATTGATTCTCGACTATTGGTGTAGAAATGACCTCTTCTTGAGTCTCTTTTACTTCAGGGCGGTCCACGGCCTCAACGATCCGTGATGTGACCTTTTCCTTAGCATCTTCGACTTGTTCGGAGGCTTCTTTCTCGAACATCTCAACTACGTACTGATAGTTCTCTTGAATGTACTCAGGTGATTTACCTTTGAGTAACTTACTGACATATGCCTTAGTACTTTGTGGCATATCTTTTGTCTTTTCTTCAAGCAAAATTTTGGCTTGAGCATTATTTAACTTTGAGTTAAGTGATGTGTTAGCCTCTAATGCTTCATTCAATTCCTTCTTCAAGGAATCGATTGTTGTCTTACCATCAATAAGAGCATCTTTAATCTCCCCATTGATAAATTCTTCGTTAATACCAACAAGCTTACGAATTTCGTCAAGAACTTTGCGGGAGCGGATGTTCTCAACAGCTTCATTGACTTGCTTTGTAGGTACTACTTTTTCAAGATACAGATCCATGTAATTTGAAATCTCATCCACTAAACGTGAACGGAAGGATTCTGCTTCTTCTTTTAAAGTTGTTTCATACTTACCTACTACAGTCTCTAACTTAGCTGTATGATCTTCATCGATCTTTGTAAGTACGGCTTTAAGCTTCTGGGCGTGATCAAAATCAATTGTCTCAACAAGCTTCTGAAGCTTGGCTGTGTGATCAGAATCGATTGACTCGATTAATGATTCGAGCTTAGCAGCGTGATCTTCGTCGATCTTTGTTGTTGCTGCTTCAACAGCAAGTTCTGCTCTTTGTTCTGCTTTTTCATTTACGGCAGCTTCGAATGCTTCGTGTACTGCGGTTAAAGTATCTTCTGTGATGAGATCTTTGAACTGTTCTTTGAGAATTGATTTGAAGTCCATATTATTGTTGTATATTTATTTATTCTAAAAGGGTTAATTTTCTTCTTGATTTACGTAAGAACGGATTTTATTTTTTATTTTAGCCTCAACAGCATCTTGTAGAGCTTGTTGTGCTTCGGAGTAATCTTTGTTGGCAATCTTACCAATAAAGCCTGTAATTGTCTTTTGTTCTTCTTGTGTCATATGTTAACCTAATTTAATCTTGTTAATGAAACCAATCAAGGCTTCTCTTAAGAATGTATCAGTGCCATGTCTTGGCATGTTAGAAAGTTTTTCAGTAAGTTCTGCTTTAGCCTTAGCGGAACATTCAATAATACTCCCGTCAGGGCGGATCATATACTCTCTTGACTCCATGACAGATTCAAGCATAGCATTCTGTACTGAAGGCTGATGCACTACATCAAGACAGATAAGATGGAAATTTGAAACGTGCTTGGCATCTGACATCTCTTGAATGTTACCTAAAGCGCGAGAAGAGATGCCCATTTTAATTCCGTCAGTAATAAGTGACTTAAGAAGTTGTCCCATTGGTGTATTGAGCACTTGGGACTTACCCATGAAGTAATTACCATTCTGTTTTAGTTCTGTAACAAGATGACAGGCATTAACAGGATTAACTTCAGTTGATTGTGGGTGATTCATCTCACCGATAGCTCTACGAGATTTAACCATCTCATCTGTATAACGGTTTACCTCTGTAACCATCTCATCTAGTTTATAGATACGACCGTTTTGATTCTTTTGCTCGGCCATTAAGAACGGACCAGTGATGTAGAGTTTTTGTTCCCCTTGACGGTTTTTTTCCTCAATCATGAAATCAAGTCCGTCATGGATGTCTTCGACTAAAAATTTAAGTCCCATATGTTTCTATTATTTAAGCTACTAGGTTATAATTTCTCAAGTTAAAATAGCATAAATATTGCTACTATGTTTACAGCATTGTTAGCCTTTACGGCATTACTTGTAGCTGGGTGTGGTGCCTATTTTTCCGTACTCGGTATAGCAACACTATTTTCTGGTCATTTCTGGCAGGTGGCTATTATGGCAGGATCTCTTGAACTGGGTAAATTAGTCGCCACCTCTTTCTTGTATCGTTACTGGAAGAAGATTATTTGGTTTCTTAAACTGTATATGATAGCAGCCGTACTAGTGCTCATGGTTATTACATCAATGGGTATTTTTGGTTACCTTTCATCAGGTTATCAAGTTAATGCAGGTAAGACTGAATTAATTGATAATAAGGTTTCTCTTATTGAACAACAAAAGACAAATATTAAAAATGAAATTGACCAGATTAACGCGCGTATTACTACGCTTAATGAGGCTCGTAAATCTCAAGAAGCTCGTCTCCCGCAAATGTCACGCCGCTCTGCAGCACCCGTCTATGAAGACATGGCAAGAGCTGCAGAAGAGATTAAAGGTCTAACAGCAAGAGCACAAGAACTTCAAACAACGGTTTTTGAAAAGGATAATGAACTTATTACATTGAGTAGTGAAGGTAACGAGGTACATGATATTGGTACTTTTAAATTTGTAGCTGAATCAGTTGGCTTACCTCTCGATACAGTTGTAAAGATTTTTATTATCTGTATTGTTTTAGTATTTGATCCTTTAGCTGTAGCTTTAGTATTAGCTTATAATATTGCTCGAGGTGGTTCGGTATTAAAAGAAACTAAAACAAAACAACTTTTAGTTGATGAACCAATTCCTGCACAGCCTAAAACTAAAACAATTATAACAGAAGAGATTATTGAAGAGGTAGTTCCTGATTCAGGAAAGACGAGAAAGTATTCTTCAAAGCCCTAAATTAGATCATTGTTTAGCTGCACGTTTTGCTTAAATAATTACGTGCAAAAAGGTACAGGGTTAACATACGAGCAACGTCAAGAGCGGTTTAATAGACACATTAAGCCATTAATATTACAAAATTTAACTGTATCGGAAATTACTAATCATATTAATTTAAAACCAACTCAAATAAGGGTTGAATGTAATAATTTTTGTTCAAAAGAACTTTTAAAATTATTACGGTATAACACTCGTAAAAGAGTAAATACTGTCTTAGGGGATAATGTTCGAAGAAAAGAAAAAAGCAAACAAAGATATTTTAAAATTATACAGCCTTTAATATGGGAAGGTTTAACAGCAATAGATATAACTAAAAAGCTAAAATTAAAAGCACCAAGTGTTGTAAGATTTGATACTAGAAAGTATGGAACAGAAGAAGATAATATGCAGTTAAAGTTAAATGGTATTATTAAAAAAAGAAACACTTTAATAAAGCTTATTACTACAAAGACTAGTAGACCAGAAAAAGATTTATATCAAATAGCATTAAGGTATTTTCCAACTGCTCAACACAAATACAAAATTTTAAGTGATAAAAATTATTTTTGGGAACTTGATATCGCTATACCTGAATTAAAATTAAATTTTGAATATGATGGTTATCATTGGCACAAAAATCAAGAAAAAAGAGAATTAATAAGAGACAATTTCTTAAAACAGAATGGATGGAAGGTTTTTAGATTTAAATACGGTGAATCACCGTCGTATGATATATTAGAACAAGCATTTAAAGACCAAGTTCTTTCTCAGTTATAATCTGAAATTCATATCCTTTTTTCTTGCACCAGGCCATGGCCGCTTCCCACTTTGCTCTATTCTTTACATACTCGGCTTGACGCCTTAATAATGATTTTGTGTTACGGCTTGGTTTTGGAGGCATCGTTTGAATAGAGGGTTTAATTTCTATAAGATATTTTTTGAGTTCGCCGTTTTTTGTTTTAAGTGTTATATTAGAGTCAACAAAATAACGAGAGACTTTACCAGTAAGAGGGTTTTGATAAGGAACTATAATTGATTCTGACCCCCAACTTATTACAGCTGGATTATAATCACACCATCTAAAGTATTTTAATTCGTAAGAAGAACGGTAAAGAATAGGTAGAGTTCCTTTATACTTTTCCGGATGATTGGGTTTAAAAATACCCTGCTTAAACTTTGATGTTCTTTTTCTTTGTAGCATTACCAATTCTTACAAGAAAAGTATTTTGCAGTTCCTGGTTTAGCTGTTGAGCATTTGTGACGAGCTCTAAATGATTTACGTTTTTTAGGATTTGACTTTTTAATTCTAAGATTAGGATCTCCATAATGCACTCTTTTTAACTTACCGTTTACTCGGGTGCAACGCATATACTTTTTATCTGAACGACTTGAAGGCATTTGCTTTGTAACCTTTGTGCATCTACCGCCTTTTGCTTCTTCTAAAATTTCTAATACAGTGTTATTAAAGTTCATAATAGTAATTATCCAATAAAGAACATCGCTCCGGTGACGTCTTCGTAAGTATTTTTTAATTCAGATTCTAAGGCGTCTCTTTCTGAAAGACCTTGAGACATAAAGTCAGAGTAGTTTACTTGACCACCGCCAAAGAGATTTGTACCACCATATTTGCCTCTAACATTACCTACAATAATTTTGCAAAGAGCTAAGGTATAGCGGTATATCCATCTTTCGTTAATCAAATCTTTTATTGGTCTTTCCAAGTAACAACCCACAACACCGAGGTAAGATTGTTCTGGAATAGGTTCTGGTATAATTCTTAAAACCTGACTTTTAGGGTCAAATCTGTAATGTGGAGTCATGGCAAGAACTTTATTTCTTGTATCAATAAAACCTTTAAGTACTTCCCAAGTTATAAGATCAAATCCGAAGTTACCAATCATATAACTAGAATAGATTTGCTGTGCCATAGCTTGTTCTAAAGTGAATAATGTATTAATACCTGTTGTTTCGCCGTAGGTAAAAGAAAAACAATCAAGCACTCTTCTATAAGAATTTAAATCGTAATCGTATCCAGCTGATAAACCAGGGGTAATAGACTTGTACATTTCAGGTGTTTGATTTATAAGTGTAGCAACATCTATACCAACACCTCTTACATATTTTGTTGAATCAAAAATTAAAAACTCTTCTGTATACCCGGCATACTTTGTAAAGAATTCCATAGCTTGGGCAATACAATCATATATTTGTTCATTAGCTATTTCTACGTTAACTAAAGGTTCTCCCATTTGACGACGAATTCTATGAGCTAATCCATCATAGCTTTTTATAATAGAATTAAAATTAGTAGATCCTGAGGTATAACGTGGTAATACGTTCATATTGTTATTTAATTGTTATAGTTCTTTTAACCCGCCATAGTAACCATAAATTTCAGTTTTTTCTTTATTAGGTAAAGTGTCCTGGTCGACAATACATTTTGCTGCTTTATCGTTTGATTGCTCGTATGGTTGTACCAATTCTTCAGGGTTAGCTCCTCCAGCTTCTCTTCCATATTCTTCATCATCATTAAATTGCACATTAAGGGGCTCTCTTGGTGCACCAGGCTCGTAAGAGTATTCCCAACGTTTACATTTTATAACCCAAATATAATGACCCATAAGTTGATTGGCATTAAATTGTAAATTTTGATCATCTCGCTCAGTTATTTCATATACAGGTGCACCTCTACCGCCGGGTCTGTCTCCAGCTCCACCGTATTCTTTTAATTCAATTAAATCTCCAGCCTTAGGTTCTCTATATTCTCCAAATGTTTCTTGAAATGATGATAAATGTAAAACACAAGTCATATCACAATCAGCCATAATACCAAACTTTGAAAGCATAATAGCATCGTTTGTAATATCTGTTAACATTAAGATTGGACCTGCAGACATAAAAGGTGTTGTAGGGTCTTCTCCGTAAAGATAATAATGAGTAGAAAGAGTGTAACCGTGGGTGTAGTATGTTACTTCTGCACCATAGTGTTCTATTTGCTCTTTCCAATAGCCAGAGATTAATGTTCTCTCGTTATCGTTTTTTGTTTTGTCGAGATAACGAACTCTTTCCATGTTAAATTTTTGTTAGTTTTGCAAGTCCTCTTTTTAAAGATGTTTTTCTTTTTTTAGAAGTTGGATCTTCTGTAAGATGACTTAAATCGGTTTTTGCTTCACCTAAGAATCTTGGTTTTTTAATCCATTTTTCTGTAAACGGGTGATAGATAGCCGGGTATCTGTCTTTATCTAAATCTCTAATTGTAGGGATGTAATAGATAGGGTGTAAGGTACCAGTAGCTAACCGTCCATTAATTTGTTTAATTGCTTGTAGAATTCGTTCCTTAAGCATATCATCTAAATTTGTTTTATTAATTTGAACTAAAACGTTTATTGAGCATTTTTCAGATGAGTCTTTTTCTAGAACAGGGCCAATAATAAAATAATCCCAAACTCTTTTTCTTATACCCTCCCCTTCTGCTAAATTTATACGTTCAATATCTTGAAAAATTTGAGTTTTAACTTCAGGCTGTAATTTTGGATCTCCACCATCTGGTAAAAAGTACCACACACGAGGATCTAAAGAATTGGGGGAAATAGGATTTGTATGATATTTGAGGTATGTTTTACTAAGTTCCTCTTCAAACAGTTTCTTCATATATTGTATTTAAGCAATTCCCTATAAACAGAAACGGCCCCTTGCGGGGCCGTCTTTAATTTCTGTTTAGACTTCTTATTTAAAGAATTCGCCTTTTTTAACTGTTGACTTAACTTCAGGCTTACCTTTTGGTGATTGAAGTGCTTTGTCGTGAGCTTTGGCTGGCTTTAATTCAGGATCTGATTCAACATCACCGCCATGGGCTTTACCGCCATGTGGTTTTATTGAGCCGACTTTATTATTTTTATTTTGAAGAACTTTACTCTTATCTCCGAGAGGCTTTAATTCTGTTGCTTCACCCATTGGTTTTTCTTCTTCTTTTTCTTCTGTTTCTACTTCTTCTTCGGGTGTTTCTTCATCTCCAAATTCTGATTCTACTTCGTCTTCTTTCTCGTCTCCAGCTTCTTCAGATACTTTGTCGAGAATGGATTGAAGTTTTGACATAAGATCTTTAAGATCAGAAACCAAATCAGACACTTCATCTGCTTTACCTTCGAGTTCATCAACCATTTCATCATTTGATGTTGGTACTTCAACGTCCATTTCTACAGTACCCATTTCTTCTTCTCCAGGAAATTGCTCATTGATTGTTGCTTTGAAGAGTTTTTCAAAGGAACCTTCAAATGACTTTTTAGGTGCTTCTAATGAATCTGTTGTCATTGAAAGTTTTTTTGGTGCACCTGCTTTAACATCAGTACCTTCAGCTTCTTCGGGTGTTTTTAAATCTTTTTTAACTTTTTCTGTGCCACCACCGTGTGCTAAAGCTACTTTATCACCTTTAGCAATTTGTTGATGACCTGCAGGTACTACTACGTTTGACTTATTTGCTTCTTCGTTAAGAAGAACTTTTGATTCGTAGATTTCTTCAAGAGGATTTTTCTTCATATGTTGTAATTATATTTATTCTATTTAGGCTATTTTTATGCGTTTACAACTAACTGTTTTGCTATACTTTTACTACCTCTATATATTGTAAGAGCACCATTATTATTACCACTAGCAGCTAATAATATTGTTGTATCAGACGTTCCTACTTCTATATTTGTTATGATATTTGCTTGAAAAGGGCCAAAAACACCCACGGTATCTAACCCTGTAGGGACTAGTGTAATAACGCTATCTGTTCTTAATAGTGCTCCAGTCTTTACAGGGCTCGCCACGAAAGAGGCTGATAAATTTCTCGCTAAGATAATTGCAACAGCATTCAAGTTTGCAAAAAGATTATCAGCAGAAAGTATAAAGCCTGTAGATGTATTTTCAGTTCTATAATAAATATCCCAGTTAATTTCGTAAATTCTGTTTGCACTTAAGTTAATAACATTGTTAGAAAATACAGGGGTTGTAGCACCTATGTTTCCTCGAGAACTTGTTGCATTAAGATAGTAATTTGTTTCTAAACTACTCGCACTAATATTATATGTAGTACCTGTCCAAGTGCTAGATAATGTATTTACAGTTTCATAGGTAGATTCCCAATTGCTTGTTAAAGCTCTTACACCTGTATCTACACTGCTAGACCCACCTGTTGAATTAATTGTAACAACACCAGTGCCCTCTATAGGGCTAATTGTTACATTAGTGCCCGCTATTATTTGAGCTACTCCAGCACTACCCGATGTAAAAAAAGAACTTATTGTTTGACATGAGGTGTCAAGATTACTAAAATTTGTATTAATAGTATTTAAAGAATCACCAATATACTCATTATCATTAATTTCTGTTGTGTATGTTCTGGCCATATTATATATTAATTTGTACTAAACTTGGTATTGTTGTATTATCAGGTGCTGCATCAACACCTAATTGCCCGATACGCTCTCCATCTGCTCCCCATGCTAAAACTTTCCCGGTATTTAAAAGAACTAAAAAGTTTGCAAAACGACCTACATCATTATTAGTGCTTCTAATTTCGACAGGGTAACCTAAAGCAGGGTTAAATAAAACACGACGGAATGTTGAATTAATTCTTGTCGTAATACCACGACCAATTAGCCCTGTGCCACCGAAGCCTGCAGACCAAAGGTTATTTTGTGTATCTAAAACTAAAGTTGTTTTTTGTGTACCGTTACCCGCAACTACTACTTGTTTAACCTTTGCGCCTGCTAATAACCACGGCCAACTCGGATTAAATGTAACAGCTACTGTAGCTGTAGGTCTTCTTGCTTCACCTAAACCTAGTTGACCAGAAGAATTGTTACCCCAGCATTTTAATCTAAATCCGTCTTGTCCGTCTCTAATTAGTGCCCAACAAGTAATTGCTTGGGAGTCAGTATGGGTTGCAACATCTTCAATAAAATCTGAATCATCAAAACCTACTACTCGTGCAAATGAAATAAAGACGTTTGGAGTAGCATCTGCTTGTCCGCTACATGCACCACTAATATTTCTTCCTGCTGCATAAACAGTACCATCCTTTAAAGTTACGAAAGTTGTTATATTGTCTTGTGTGCCACCAACGTGTATATTATTAACCTTATACCCAAAAGGTAAACCATTAATAAGTCGAAAGCTAGGTATATTTGCATTTGCTTGATTGTTATTACCTATACCTGCTTGACCATCTTGATTTCGACCTACTACATATAATTTGTCTCCTACGTCAACTGCAAAGGTTGTAGTAGCATTTCGGTTGCCACCGGAAGCTATTTTACGCACCCTGCCACCAAAACCTCCTGCAGGAAAAGGGGTCGAGATAACTGCAGTTGTGTTAGATGCTAAAAGACTTGCCTGATTGCGACCATTTGCCCCCCAAACAAACATTCTACCATCTTCAGTTAAAGCAAATATAGTAATTTGACTCGAGTTAGCACCTGACCCAGTAGAAAGCATTACGACCCGGTTACCCTCTAGTTTAGCTGCAGCATATCCTAGCGTAGGATTATCTGTTGTATTAATAGGAGTAGCGGTCTCTCCTACAACATTAATAAATTTAAAAACTGGTTCATTTCTTGTTGTTGTTCCTTGGCCAAGTTGCCCGAAACGGTTTTCTCCTGCTCCATACACCCGACCAAAAGTTGTAATTACATATGTACAATTAAATTGGGAGTATACTCTATTAATACCTTCCCCTAATTCTAAAGGTGGATCAAAAGCAGCGATACGCGGGGTATAAACTCGCCGATCTGCTAAACCCATACCTAATTCCCCGACTTTATTTTCTCCGCACGCTCTTAAAGATCCGTCGTCTAAAATAAAAAAGTTATTACGGCCTCCACCAGAATTATCTCTTTGCTCTTCAAGACGGACAACCTTATATTGTTCAGCTCCAGGTATAACTATTTGAGATCTATTACCGTTTACTATTGCATTAACACCTCGACCAACAAAGTTTAAAGTACCAACGTTCGTTCCTAATTGAACGCCCTCATCTTCAATAGTAACTCCAGTTTCTACTTGAAAATCACATATTGCTGTTTTTAAGGTTTCAAAATTACCGTTAATAGTAATTAAAGAATTACCGATACATTCATTACTTTGTATTGTTGTAATTTCAGGACAGGGCATACAATTTTATATATTTATACTTAAGATTCATCAATGCAATTAGGGTCAAAATAATTTAACATAGACTTTAAGTTTTCCCAAAGATAATTTATATTTCTATTTATAACAGTTGAGGTTACAATTTCATTTTGACCAATAAGAATTTGTTCTTTTGTGTATTTTGGTGGTTCAAAATCTTTGCATGAATTTAAGCCATAGATTAAAGAGTGTCTTAATAATTCTATATTGTCCCAAAGTCTATGGAAACTACGGTTGTAAACCCAGTTTTGTATATACTCGTCTTTATGAATTAACAGTTCATTTAATGACCAATAAGTTTTTGGTAGATCTCCAACTATATTTTTTTGATCCATTACATCTATATATTTCAAGATTTTATCTCCAGAAATAATTAAAGTATTTCTATATTCATCTTGATAGGCATCTCGAATACCAAAAGCACATTGTTTGTTATCAATTAAATATCCTGCAAAGGTTCCGGTTCTAAAATATCGCAGTACTGTGTTATCAAATATTATATATAAAATTTCTTTATTATAATTTGAATTAATTTTTAAAGGTTCTTTGTCTTGTATAATATTTGTAAAATCATATTCAAAATAAAACTCACCATTTGATTTATATACTCTAACTTTATTTTTAGTTAAAACATGTATATTATTTTCACTATCAGCTGTCATACTAATAGGTGGGGTGCTACGTAGGCTATCATCTATAATTGTTTGAAGCCAAGAACCTGTGTTTGAGTATTGCTTAACACATCTGTTACCGGTATCTGCTACCCAGACATTGTCTAAATTGTCTATACAAATATCATTAGGACGGGAGAATTTTGATGTAGATTTTGAAGTACCAAATCCGCCCCATGATAAGAATAATTCAAAGGGTACCGGATCAGTTAAATTAATATTGTATGAAGCTACTCTATTTAATGTGCCATCAATAACAAAAAGTTTATTAGTACTATCTAATGCTAATCCTCGTATATCTTTAAAAGCAAATAATTCATCAATTAACATTCTCGAGGTTATAAAGGTTGCAGTATAGTCTGAAGATAAAACCTTTACTTCATTTTGTAAAGCCACATAAAGAATATTGTTGCGACTTACTATATCACGATATATACAACGAGATACCGGGCTACAATTAACTATAGGGTTATAATATGTATTAATTTTGTTTATATTAACCTGCCAATCACCTTCATCGCATGCTGATCCAACTAAAACAAGACCGTCCTTTGTGGTACATGGTTCAAAAATCCATTTTTTATTATATGCTCTATTCTTTTTTGTACTATCCCAGGTTATAGGAATAGTAGAAACATTTGATTTTCTTGAAATCCACTTCCAATCAATACAATATTTTCCAAGTCTATCAGGGTTTTGTACTGATGGTTTACAGGTATGTTGGTCCCAAGTACAGCAACTAGCTAAAGCGCCGGTAGTAGTAATTGTTGGAAAATTATCGTCAATAGCTTGTACATCATCCCATTTAACACCTATACCACCGTTCAAGCAATCTAGATCTTCCCAGGTATATGTCGGGCACTTATTTACAAACACCGGCACAGTGCCTAACCATCCATAAAATTCATCCGGTCCATCATTATAAGATCTGCCTCGAGTGTTAAGATATTCTAAGTTTTTATAGAATTTTTTAAATACAGAATTTATAGTATCTTCATTAACCCACTCATTAGGGGCAATATCAGGTTTTTCAGGCCATGGTAGAGTTAGTGGTGTTTTTTGTGTACGATAATTAGCAGTATCTATTATATCATACGTACCGATAACTTTTATTATATCAGTAAAGTTCGTAATAACGGGTACCCCGTTTGATGTTGCGAGGTAATAAACTGTACTTGTAACAGTTTTGTAACCAGGTATGTTATAAGTTGTAGATATATCATTATATAACGTGCTACCCGATAGTGTAACAATTTGACCATTATCTAAATTAACAGTTATATAATCTACATTATTAAAGCCTAAAGAAATATTTTGGTAGTAAACCGGTGCACCTGTTAAAACATATCTATTAGATGTATAGAGACGAAAATCTCCACGAGATTCAAAACCACATATTCCTGCACCTTCATACAAATACTCTTTAACATCCCAATCGAAAGGATAAGCAGAAATTGTAGTAAAAATTGTTTGGGTGCCCTGCAAATATAGGCCCATATTTTTGTAAATACTAAATGTATTTGGATTTACACCACCTAAAAAGTATTGAAAATAATAATCAAAATCAGGATTACCTTCATCTCTATCTGAAGAAAGCTGCGTCTCAGTGACCCAATTTTCAGTCGAAAGAACCCATGTAAGTGGGCCGCCCCAACTATCATTTGGATCTCTCGCAGTGGCAGTAGCATTAGGTTCAAATAACCAAGTTTTCGGGTAAGGGCCCGGAGCACTTGGTACTGTTCCAAATGCAGGGTCAGCGCTTGGAGCTGATAAACATATTGTTGTAGCCCATGAGGAGGGTTTACCTGTTAAGGTGCCTGAAATTTCTGTATAAGAAGGGGTAATTCCAAAAGGCTGAACTGTTACTGGCTCGGCTAAATGTTTAAATGTGCTCCATTTCCAATCCAAGTCGTATATACCATAACACCCACCTATAACTTCACCTGCTTGACCTGATACCGAAAATCTTAAAGAGGCGGTATACTTTTTAAGTGTATCGTCTGTAGGAAGAAAATCAGGACATCTAATAAACCCTGTATTAAAAGTAGATGCCGGAGGAATGTAGCTCACTACTTCAATATTTTTTCTATATTTAAAAAGAAAGGGTACGGTAATAACTGACCAGTTGTATCATTAAAGAAGTAGAACGGACCGGTAGATAGTATTACACCATCTGAAACTACTAAGTTTATGGGTACAGATGGATAATAGTCTAATTGAGTGGGTATAAAGACTCCGTATTTACCGTATGTAATACCCGCAGAAACTTCATATTTCAAAGTATCTTGTTCTATATTCCAAAAAAACTGTGTATTGCTTGGACCAGAACCATCAGCACATAAGTTTATTAATTCAGTATGTCCTTCACCATAAAAACATGGACCAGGAGTTACTGTATAATTTTCACCGCCACCTATAGTAAAGGGCAGTGGGCCAAATGGCCCCACTTGTTGGCCAGATGATAAAAAGTAGTACTGCGGGTATGCAACAAAATCAGCTGTTAAAAATTGTGAAACAAAAATAACAGATAGATCATTTGTAAGGGTGTGAGGAGTGTACCACGGTCTAAAGGAATCAAAAGTTGTATCTGCTGAAACAGTGACTTTTAGTGCGCTCATCATAGGTAAATTTCCTACTGATAAAGAGCATATGGTAGTAAAAATTGTCGAAGATAAAAGAGGAACCTCTCTAAAGGGTTGTATTTGATTATTAAAGTGGAGAAAACTTTTAGTTGTGATAGATGTTCTTGGAGTATTAGCAGTACTTAAATATGGAACTGTAGGCCCTACAATGCCGTAGTTAAGTTGAGCGCCCCAAACAAATACATCATCTTTACCTGCTGCATTTCCTGATACAGTAGTTTCATTCGTGGTAACTCCTAAAATAAGTTTATCAGTTTGTTGAGAAGTTAAAGTGAAAGAAGCGGTGCATCGTCTCCAATCTCGAGCACCTTCTACCGGTATATCAATACTATTTACTCTACCTGTTGGTAGTAAATTTACTGAATAAAAAGGAAAATAATCTTTATATCTTGTAAAGGTGCCTCCAATGAAAATTTGATCATCGTTTGCATTATTACCACTTAACACTATAGTATTAACTGAGTTACTAAATCCTTCAAGAGTATTAAAACTAGCATCTACAAGATTGTTAGATGTATTAATACGTAACAAATTATAATAAGGTGAAGACCCATAATTTGTAAAAGCACCACCAACATAAAGTCTGGAGCCGTCATTATTTAAAACTAAACTTTTAACAATACTTCCAGCTGCAAAACTATAATCGCTTATTTTGCCTCCAGTATTAGTTAAGCATATTAATCCGGGACCTGCAGCTGCTCCATTTAAAGTACTAAAGTTACCACCAACATAAATTCGATCTCCTCCGGAGTTAATCACTATACTATTAACATATGTATTAATAGTTGTATCACCAAGACCGGGATTTAAACCAAGAGTGGTTAATCGTGTACCTTTATCGCTTGTTCTTACTAATTTTTGAGATCTACTAGAGCCTCTCCAATTATTAAAGTCTCCACCAAGTAATATAGTTCCGGTTGTTGTAGTCGGGGCTTCAAATACCACGGTTCTAACACTTCTTCCAATACCAGCCCCTGTATTATTATTATATGCTACCCCTGTACTAGTTGCTCCTCTAATATCATAAACGCTTGTTGGGACCTGGGCGCCGCTAGGGTATATAGGTATTATGCCGTGTCGAGGAGATGCTCCATTATATGTACTAAAGGCCCCACCCGCAAAAATAATATTTCGTGTAGGATGATATTTAATAACATATACTTCACCGTTTGTACTACCAGTAAAAAATGATGCAGAAGCCGGTTTACCAGCTCCCGGGCCTCCTCCGCCATTGCCTGTTAAGCAGGTAATATACGATACCGGGTTTCCGCGATACTCTGTAAATTTGCCACCGACATACATTACATCTGTACCTTTACCGTTTGATGATAATGCTATAGTGTTAACGAAGTTATTAAATCCTGATGGAGCGAAATTTTTTGTTTGTACGTTGCCGCTAAGGTCCACTGCACAAATATAATTGACTGGTATATCATTACATTTAGTGAACTCACCACCAAAAAATATTGTTGAACCCGATAAAACTGCTACATTTACAGGTGCATCAAACTTAGCATTAAAAATAGCAGGGGATACTACTAAGTTTTCTAATTCAAATTTATCTATATTAACAGAGGTCCACTCACCAAAATTATACGCCACTTCTTGTTCTAAGTCAAAAATAGCATAGCCTTGGTTAAACCCTCCAAAATACAAATATTTACCACCTGAAGGGTAAGCAAAAACAGAATACGTATAATTTTGTGGTATTAAAGGACCTACATTCTTTGTAATTTCGTGTAAAACGTTTTTAATTGTACCAACATCAAATGTAATAGTATTATCAGTAGATGCTAAACCTAACTGAGATCGATCGATAGTAATGCCGTCTCCTACTTCAAAAAATCTTCCACCGTTTGTTATACCAATATTAGAAACTGTACTACTAGCAACACTAATAGTAAATACCGCACTTATACCGCTACCCGTTGTGGTATATTTTGTCATTGGTACAACGTATGAACTAGCATTAGCTAAAAACGTATCCGGTAAATCCGAAGAAAGAATATTAGTTATTGTATCTATTGTATTAAACGGAGTTGCACTTATAGGTACAAGCTTTGTTGCGGATAGCTTATTATCAGGGGCTACTCGAGAATCTGGAACAACAGTCATATTAGTAGCTGTTGTCCAGTTAGTGTTTCTAAAATTTTCGCTGTTGGTTAATAAATTTGTTAAGTTTAATAGAGAAGGGTTATAAACTGCAGATAGCCGAGCGTTATATAATGTATTATTTTGTTGAGCACGATAAAATACAGGGCTATAATCTGTATTTTCATAATTTATATATAAAACTGGAGGCCTTATATTAGGAAAGGTATCATAAAATAAATCATATTTTGCTATACTTGTTATTTCTTCAACGGCGTTTAAATCTATATCCAAATCAGCAAATCTTGCGCCTGATACCCAACCTGCGGATATAGTTGTGAATAATAGTTGATATTCTTCTGTTTGATAATCGTAAGTATCAGCAGATAATCTAAAGATCATACTACTAAGTAAACAAAAAAGTCCAGCAGATTCTGCAGGATATGCAGTGTTTGTAACAACGCTATGTGCCTGGATTAACGCATCATTAAAATACCATTTTATAAATTCTTTGTCTTCTGTACCAAATGTAGTTTCTAGAAGAGCAACAGCTGATAACGATCTCACTATTGGTTCGTTATCATATCTTGCCGCACTAATTTCTATGGTATCCAGAAGAGCCATTTATAGATTATTTAACTGTTTAAAATAAAAATTACACCCATTCTATAGCAATTAATTCTGAATAAGTGGGTTTTATTTGTTCTACAGATTCTCTTATAGTTGATTCTATTAAAGAACGAGTGTTTTCATCAGTGGTATCAAGACCTGCAATTTTTATTTTAAAAAATGTACTTTTTGATCCTGGAGCTTTATGTTTAAAAAACCTATCAATAGCTTCTACATACTGAATTTGAGTAGTAGGTATATTCCAAAATATGTCTTGTGCTATAAATTGAGCTCGAACAAACATATTTAAAAAGGTAGGATTAATAGCGTAGTCATATATTTTTATATTATCTATATAACCATCAAATATTAATGCGTGAGAGTTAAGTTCATTATTTAAATTATCAAACTTACCAGCTGGAGTACCAATAAATAAATCATTCTTTCGTAAATAACTTACGTTATAATTGCCTGGCAAAACTTTTTGATCTCTTAAGCGAGTATCTACATATAACGATAGAGTTTGATTTTTATAGGTCCCTGTTATTAGATGCCATGAATCATTAGTTAGATATTGCACTGGAACCGAGACAGAAAATGTAGTTATAGGGGTACCCTTAATAGGTTTTTGAGCAGCTATTTTAAACTGCAATTGAGGGTTATTATTATATAACACTTTATTAAAAATACGCTTCCATTCATATCCGGTAAAATCCCCTAACCCGTTAAAGCGCATTAAGCTTTTATCTTGTAGTTCGGGTGGTGATTGTTCAACGTTTGTTTTATCAGGTAGAATAGTAAATTTTTTGATATTACCTTCAAGAGTTACTTCATATAAAGTTTTATCATTATCATGATAAATTAAACAATACCACTCTTTTTCATTTTTAGAGCGATCATATGTGTAAATAAAACTTATATTTTTAGAGTCAAAACTATCTGATATGCCCGTCTCGAATGTTTGTAATATATTTTTAGTGGTTGAGCTTATTTTTGAAACAGAATTATTTTTATATAGTATCCAAATATTATTAAAAGGATCAATACCAATATTAGTACAATCTTCTATACCTGTTAGCTGTACGCCATTACAGGTTAAAAAACCTGTATTATCAATTAACCATTTTTGATTAGTACTATCATATTTTACGTCTCTGCACGGAGATTCTGTAATAAAATTACCGTTAGTATCGTAAACAAATTTACCACCATAATCTACTGTAGTAGCTGTCAAGCTTAAATTCGGGAAACCAGATGCTTGAAATATGTTATTGTCTATCGTAATAACTTCATTAAGGGCAAATAAACTACCACCTTCTGCTATATTAATAGTTTGAATTGCACTTAAACTATTAACTTCAACTATTAGAACAGCGCTTGCACCATTTCCGTTTGTAGTTATAGCTGATGAAGGAACCGTATATGAACCAGAAGCTATTTTAACACTTGTATTATATGAATATTTAAAATCTCTTAAAGAAAAATTAGTATTTTCACTATATGGTATTGAACTGACCCCTTGATATATTAAATTTGAGTCAAACAAATAAAGACTTTCGGTTGTTTGAAACAAGCTATAATTATTTTTATCAATTATAAATTGTTTGGGTTCTCCGTTTGTAATAAAAAGCTCACCGCTGCTTAATCGAGGAACTGCTAAAACATCCCCTATATGATTCATTTTATAAAATGAATTTGCACCGCCAACATCAAGAACTAATAATTCATGCTCACCGTTTATATTAACTTGTTTAGGTGAACTTAAATTAGTTGCTGTAAGTTCTGCAATAATTGGTTGAGTGCTTTTATCTAAATAAACAAATCCCTCTTGATTAAACAAATATAAATGACCGTAAAATGTTTCTGGTACTACAAAGAAGGGATAATATTTTAAGTTATTATAAAAAATGCTATATCCACCGTAATTAAAATTACCAACTAATTGTGTTGCTGGTGCTGTTAACCAACTATCATTTTGTACCCAAAAATTAAGAGTAAATTCGTTCTTTGAATTATATGTATCAGAGTAAAATACTCGAGCATCTATAAAATTATTATTTTTAAAATCTAAAACACTACGATCTGCTACTTCTGGCTCATTTAAATTCAAAGCCCATTCGCTTTTAAAATTGTATATATAAGCTTTATTTTCATAAATTGATTCGTCTTTTGGAAATTCTGACCAAGATTGAATATTAAGTTTTAAGGATGTGGATAGCGGTCCTGCAAAAGTATTAACTATTTCTTGAGCTGTTTTTTCGCCGCAATGATAATATTGATACCATACTCCTGGTTCTAAATTAACTGTTGAAGGTATATCTTGAATAACTGGGTTGTTTATAGTATAGCTTTCATAGTTTGATTCACCGAGTAGAGCGTTACCATATGTTATTTTACCAGGATTATAAAAACGATCTAACCATACTGGGGATTCCCCGGATAGAGAATATAACCAACTACACAGCCAAGTACCATCGGGTATATCAGTAGTTGTGCCCCATGGGGTAGTGTTGCCGTAGCCTCCTTGTTTTTTAAAAATACGGTCAGCCATGGCGGGTATTGGGCCTGGTGTTGCTCCTGCCCCAGCTAATTGACTTGAAGATAACTTTTGTGTATTAGTGAAGTAAGGTATATGGAAGTATGTTGCTTTATCTTTTTTAAAATTAATTTCTGAAACCTGAGATTGATAACCTAAATGTATTTTATCGTAACCGCCTGTTTCGTTAG